GATGTAGTTCGTTCCTACCATGACTTCCATGTGGGTGACGATGTCCATCTTTAATTACCCAAAAACTTCTATCGTGTCCTTGGTATATTAGTTCCAAGACGGCAAGTTCAATTGCAGAACGAGTTGCTCTTGTAACTCCTTCATTCTCTGCTTTACCATCTTCCATTTCCACTAACTTCGTATCCATATCAACGAAGCGGAATACATCATAACCACCGCCTGTACTTAGAATCGTCTTCTGAGTCTGTACATTCAGTAAAATCTCACCAGTTAAAGTTGATATTCCTCTCAACGATACAGTGATAACATCTCTACGGTAGGACACACTTGAACCAATACCTAAGTATCTTGCGCCTCGTCCACCGCTTTCAATGTTAGTATCATAACCAATAATCCCACCTTCCAGTAGGATTCCAGCAAACAGCAAAGGTTGAATACCTGTTGGGGCATCTTCATTACCTTCTTGGTTTGCAAAGTCTTCTCTAGTAGAACGAATAATCTGACGTTCTCTTACAAGTGCATCGAGACTTGTTCTTTCTACTACTCTAAACCATTTACCTTTTCCAGCAGTCTTCAAGGCATCAATCAAAAATGATTCTGCACCTTGGGTTACTGCAGTAGAGAAAGATGCAATTCCATCTTTACTCTTACGTTGTCCTGTCTTATCTTGGAAAGCATATACTGCAACAACTGGCATCGTATCCGCTGGTGGTAAATCAGCCAACTCTCTATAAGTAGGTATATTTACTACTTCTGCCTTCTCAATACACTCGCCGACTCTTGACATAACAAGAGATTCACATGAGTCTGTCATGCTAGGAATACTAGCACATCCACTCATGAGTAGAACTAGTAGTCCTACTGTTAGTATATTTTTCATTGTTTAGAAGCTTCCTGTACCAACTGGTATATCTAAAACCGTTGTTGTCCCATCTTCAGTAACAATTGTTAATCGTATGAAATCAACCCCATCTTCCCCAGTCATTCTTTCATATGTAACAGTATTTCCTTCCATTACAAATGTACCGTATGCAGCTGCAGTTCCATTAGAGAACATATTCTCCACTAACTGTTTTGCTAACTGAGCGTAGATTCTACTCTCTACGTTTCTTAAAAATTTTGCAAGCGTTGTATTCTGTGCTTCTCTATCTGCTTTTGCAATTGCATCTTCAAGGTCTTGCTTTATCTTGTCACGTCTTGACTTTTCTTGGTTCTCAATCGTAAGATAATGTGCAGATATTCCTATCCCATTAAAGGATGGACTCTTAAACTTGTGTACAATTTCATCTGCACTTACACTAAGTGCAAAACAAACACTAATTATTATCGCTGCTATTTTCTGCATTCATAACCTCTTTCTTTTTTGCGTTCTCTTTATATTCGAGAACCACGTCTACCTTCTGTTGTAAACGAATTAAATCTTGGTCTAACATTCTGACTTGGTCAATCACTTTGATGAGTGCAAAATGTTGTTTCTCTATTTCGGGTTCTAGTTTTTCACCTACGAACCACCAAATATAATAAATGAAATATCCTAGTCCAACCATCATGACAATAGGAAAACCATATTCATTAAGTAGAGTAACTAACGTGGGGTCTGTATTTGCTACAACTTCAACAACTTCAGTTTCCATGTTAATCCCTTCTTACGTCGAGCTTACCGTCTTCTATAAAGTTTTCTGCACGTGCAATACGTTCTATATCGGGTCTCAATTCAAGTGCTGACGAGACTAACATGTCAATCTTAATCATTTCATTTGACATTGTTCTCGCACGGTTTTCTAAGGACTTGCAGAACATCGTTAACGTTTTTATATCGTCAACAACACCCTCAAGGATTTGTTTGATAACAGTAAAGATAAAAAATCCCATGACTATGCTTCCAGCAATTGGGGCTCCCACTTCACCTATCAACTCAAATATCTCATTCATGCAATTATTTATTCTTTTTACTTTCTTGTAAGCCAAAAAAAGGGACGATAAACGTCCCTCTTTTTCAAACTCTATTAAGAGTTACTTCAATTGTTCACGGATTTCGTTGATAACTGCAGCCTTTGCGCCAGATTTTTTAACCTTAAGGTTTTTCTTTTCTGCAAGCTCTACTAGTTGATTCTTTGTGAGTTTCTTTAACTCTGCAACTGTAGGTGCTTTAGGTTTTGCTTTGGAAGGAACAGATTTAGGTTTAACCTTTTTATCTTTTCCTTTAACAACGAAAAACACAAACGCCAATACGAGTAGTAATACTAATCCTGTTGTACCGTCCATAATGTTCTCCTAATTATTTACTTATCCAATAATGGATTTTTGTCCTTTGCCTTTCCTATTGCTAGTGCAAAGACTTCTATGTATTTATAGCACTTTGCCCAAAGAGCATCGTCCTTTGGTGTGTCGGTCATCATGACAATGACTGAACATATAGATATAATTGCTGGTATCGCTGACATAAATGCCCAGATACTACTAATAAAGTCCCACATAAGTTTCTCCTATTAAAGTTTAACAGAAGTATTTATCTATTTAGAACCACCAATAGAGTATTTAGTTGTCAATTTCCAGTTAGTTTTCTCTTTGTAAGGTATGATTTTGATTTGAGAAAGGGGTGCATTTGGTTCTTCTATCTTAGAAGGGTCAACCAAAGTTACAAGTTTCCATTGTGCTAGAAGCTTGCAGATAGTATTTCTTCTACCGATATCTGACTCATCTATGTTAGTTGGTTTACCATCGAGTTTGAATAACTCTTTGAAGTGAGTGATGTAATACTTACCACGTTTGTGTAGTATGTGACATGACTGGAATAGTTCTTGGTCTCTTCTTGATGCAACACCTATGCGTGAAAGTGTTTCCCTAATCTTTAGGAAATCATCTTTTTCGGGAAAGGTTACTTCGACTAATTCTGAAACTATTTTTTCTTGTGCATCATCCATTGTTATTACCACCAGTATTCATTCTGTTCTTCAACTCACGTAGTTCTTTATCAGATAAGAGAACGTATAATTCTTTAGCTTCTCTTGTTGACATCTGATAATATTCTTTTACGACATCGAGTTTTTTACTAACATATGGTTTAGACCATTTAGAAAATCTCTGTCGTTTTCGTAAAGTATTTAGGAAAAATACATACTGAAGACGGTTATCTAGACCGTGGCGACAATTCATTTCGTTAGTAAAGAAAACAGAATCTTGGTGGTAAGACAAAGATTTGTTAATTAGAAATGGCTGATATGCTTTCTCTTCGATATCATCAACCATGATATCAGTTTTATCGGAAGAGACCGACTTAACAAAATCGAAAGGATTTCGTTTCTGCATTTACTTTCCTGTATTCTGTCCGAAAGCTGAGAGGAGTGCATCACCTTTAAGAGGTTCACCAAAGAATACAGTTTCACCTGTCTCTCTAATCTCTCTCATAACAACACCGTTGTTGTATTCAATGTCCAATACTGAACCATCGTTACCCCTAGTATCGTACCAGCAGGAAGTTAGTGCATGTGCATGAAGTGACTTAACACCTTTTGCCCATTCTTCTGCAAGGAGTAATCTCCTTTGTCTATCTACTACATCATCATATTCACTCATTTGAATTTACATTCTCCCATGATTTCAGTTAGACAAGCAACAAAGTTTATCTCTGAATCCATTGCAAATGCAGACTTGTATTGATAGTCTGCAATTATTAACACGGCAGCTGGAATTGATTGGGGTTCCAATTTCTGTTCCAGTGCATTAAAAACTTTTCTGAATAATGAATTGAAATCATTATCAGAGTTTGAACCAACCCACTTTCTCATGGCAGACCAATTCTTTTCTTTGATATTATTTATCAATGGAGTTAGTTTCTCTTCGGATAGGGTTGATATCAATCCACTATCTATAACTCCACTTACACCATAACGTTGAATCTCATTTAGACATCTTCGAAAGTCGGGGAAGAACTTCATAATAAGTTCTGCAAGGACACGTTCATCTGCCTGAATGTTTTCTATCTCACAAATGTTTTTACATCTAAGTAACATCTGCTGTGCAAGTTTAGGTTTTTGTGATGGTGTAATACCAAAATCTATAACCGTAGTTCTAGAATGCAATGGTGGAATAATTCTATTCTTGTAATTACATGTAAAGATAAATCTACAGTTGGACGAGAACTCTTCTATGAAGTTTCTCAAAGCTGGTTGAACTGAGTCTGCAGATATGTAATCTGCTTCGTCTAAGATAACAACTTTTGCACCACCCGATAATGAAACCGAGGATGCAAAGTTCTTAATCTTTGTTCTGAGTGTGTCAATCAATCGTCCTTCATCGGAACCATTGATTACTATAAAGTCTGCATTGAGTTCATTACACAATGCTTTTGCAACTGTCGTCTTACCAACACCTGCTGACCCACACAATAATAGGTTAGGTATCTCTCCGTTCTTTACGAACTCCTTAAAGGTTTCTTTAAGTTCCTTCGGAAGTATAGTGTCATCAATAGTTTGAGGACGATACTTTTCTACATAGAGAAATTCATTCATAGGAGCAAACCCCCCACCGAGTTTGCAGTGCAGTCCACCCAATGATGAGTGAGGACTACTCCCGCGTATATTGCAGAGACTGGCACAATATTCACACTATTATTATATAGGTTAGGCATTGTATTTGCTGTCAGGCTCCAGTGCAATAAAGTACTCTAAGTCTACATCTGCATTATTGAAATGAGATATACCTTTTGATGATACTTGAACATCATAGTTACCGTCTAGAATTTTAAGATTCTCCATCTTGAAATTCATGTCATAAGTAGTTCCATCACCTTCACCTACAATTCTTGAGAATGTATTTGAAGTAGGACTCTTCTTATCTGTAACAACTAATGTTACGTTAGTTCCATCTGATTTGAGAATCAAATCGTTAACACCTAGGACAGCTGCAGCTTTCTTAAGGTCAGTCAATAGTGTTGACGTTACTTTGAATTCAATCTCTGCATCTGGCATAGTTATCATCTTGTCGGGTGCAGTCACCATACCTTCCGCTGCATAGAAATACGCAAGAGAAGAATTGTTATCTGCCACAGACAATGAAGAATCATTGAATTGGAAGTCGGGGTCATCCATTAAAGATGTCGCACCTAAGAATTCTGGCAGGTTGTAGATACTGAAGTCTTGAGGGAAATCCTCAGCCACAGTTGCTACTGCAAGAATGTTTTTCATATTGGAAATAGTTTCCAGTTTGTTGCCTGTTTTGACTCGAATGCCCGAGTTGATTGTTGAGAAGTTCTTTAGAACATCTTTTGTATCATTACTAATTTTCATCACTAGTTAGTCTCCTTATAATTATCGTGATTGTACAAAGCAAGGAATCCATAATGAATTACCTTGAGAAGGTCAGCACGATTATAACCACCCTTCTTGCCATATCGTTGTGCATATTTCATCACGTTCCCGATACAGAATCCTTCACCGTGACCACCATCCATGATAAACTCAGTTGCCTGAAACTTATCTTTGGAATAATGTTCACCGTATGTTTTGTCAACATAGAGCTTGAACTCCTTGAGGAGTTCTTGCTCATTGTATTTGTAATCAATTGTTTGAACTTTTTTACCGAACATGTTACTAGTATACTCCTAGTACCCTGTTTCGTCAACAGGGTTTTCTGAATTATCTTCAGCATTCAAATCAATTCCAGCATCAATCTTGGAGTAGAGGTCGAGGATACTATTTCTAGTCTCTTCGTCGAACCTTGAAATACACATGGTGATTGACTTGAGTTTGTCATTAAACATTCTGAATGCATTGACAATGTGAACCAATCTTCTAGTCGTAACAACATCATCAATACCACCTTCGTAATATGTTTTTCTGATAATGTCAGCCCAGTCAACAAGCTTCTCAACGAAGTCTGCATCAACGTCACCAGTCAATTCCATTTCTTTTGAAAGGATTGACTTCTCAGTTTTCACTGGTGGATATTCTTGTTGCATTGTGATTGCAAATCTTTCCAACATGGCTTCATTCATGATTTGAGTTCCTATGAACTTTCCATCATCGGAACCTTGTCCTTTAGTGTTTGCAGTTGCAAGGATTGTAAACCCAGCAGTAGGTGAAACCCACTCACCAGTTTTCTTGATTAGGTATCCTTTACCTTCAAGAACTGATTGTAGACACATCAACTTGTTTGAACCAAGGTCGACTTCGTCTAATAGAAGTACAGCACCTTTTCTCATTGCTTTGATAACTGGCCCTTCTCTGAAGACAACGTTACCGTTGACTAAAGTGTGACCACCCATTAGGTCATCTTCATCTGTCTCGATGGTGATGTTAACCCTGTAGAGTTCTCTCCTCAATTGAGCACATGTTTGTTCAATCATAAGAGTTTTACCATTACCACTCAAACCAGTAACGAATACTGGAAAGAAGATTTTGGATTTAATAATGTTCTTGACATCTTTGAAATGTCCGAAAGGAACATAGTTAGACATCTTCTCGGGAATAATTTTTACACCATCGTCGAGTAGATTGACTGACTCTGTTTGAGCTGCAACTGGCATGTTACTTGGGGAAGCAACAGCTGCAATTGGAGCAGGTTTCATTGGAACAACGTTGGCATCATCTGAATACCCACCATTATAACCAGTGATAACTGCATGAAGATTGTACATCAAAGGCCCAGTCTCTTGAGCTTCTTTGAAGTCATACTTCGAGGATTTAAT